CGCACGACTTTTTCACACACGCCGCCATTTTTCCCCGCCGGTTGTCGAAACCCGTTGCGCCGCAATCGGTTTAGCGTTCGGCGCATGCTTGAATGTGGTTGCAATGCATGGCTTTTCGCGATGACAGCCGGAGAGCGCCTGGTCGAGTCGCTGTCGCAGCCTGGCGACCCGTTCTCGTTGACGTTGTTGATCGAGGAGGCGGGGCACGTCAAGGACTTCATCGACCGGTTGCGGCCGGTACTTGATGGTGACCGTCGGGCGTGGCTGGAGCTGCGCATTGGCGCGAAGACGGTGGAGGTGGTGGTGACGAACACGCTTGTTCAGTACCGCCAGCTGACTGAGCAGTTGCGTCGGTTGCTTGCTGAGGTTCACCGTCAGCGTGGCGCATCGGGTGCCGGTGACGGCGGCGACGACCCGACGAACGTCTAGCCGGCGTCCGGCGGCGGCGGCGCCTCGGCCTCCGAGGAAGTCGAGGGCTAAGCCGCGGTATCCCGATTTTGTCGGTGAGTGGCCGCGGTTGACTGGTCGGCAGGAGCCGGAGTTCGAGTCGCGGCATTCGGGTGATGAGTCCGAGGGTGATCGGTGTGCGCAGTTCGGGCACAACCTCGCTAAGTCGTATCGGACGAAGACGCGGTGCATGCCGTGGCAGTGGTCGACGGTGCGGGGCATCTTGTCGTTGCAGCAGGGTAAGACGCTGATCGTTGTTCTGCTGATCTTGTTCCATCTGTTCGTTAAGCCGGTTGTTGGTCGGGCTCGGCCGTTGAAGATCGTGTACACGGCGCAGCGGTGGTCGACGGCGCGGGATGTGTTCACCCGCGTGGTGAAGGTCATCAACGCGGTGCCGGCGCTGAAGCGGAAATTGGCTCGGCCGCCGTCTGTGCGGGACAACCACGGCGTCATCGAGTTGTCGTCTGGTGCGACCGCGGAGTTCGCGCCGCGGTCGCAGGAGTTCGGTCGTGGTGTCACTGAGCTCGACATTTTGTTTCTCGACGAGGCGTACGACATTGACCCGGGCATTGAGAACGATCTGACCGGTGCACAGTCGGCGTCGGAGAATCCGCAGACGATCTACTTGTCGACGCCTCCGGTGTTCACGAAGCACCCGAAGTGCCACAGCTTGGCGGACATGCATCGGCTGGGGTTTGCGCGGGCACCGTTGTTGCTCTACCTGCTGTTCGCGGCTCCGCGGCATATGAAGCGCGATGATCCGAAGACGTGGCAGGCGGCGCAGCCGTCGTACGACGTTGCGACGAATGAGCGTGAGGTTTGGTCGAAGTTGCAGAAGGCCAAGAACGCGCTCAAGCGGAAGATTTTCGACGCGGACTACTGCGGGTGGGGTGAGTATCCGCCGCCTGAGTTGGAAGACGAGACGGAGATTTCCACGGAGAAGTGGGCGGCGATGGGACCACGTGCGGACCAGGCGCGGCCGCGGCTGGTGGATCAGCCGGTGGTGGTTCTCGAGAAGTGCCCTTCGACGGGGCGGTGGGTGATCATCGGGGCTTCGCGCACCACGGATGGGCGCAAGCACCTTGAGGTCGGGTTTTGTGAGGCGGTCGCCACCGCGGTGATTGTGGCCCGGGTGGTGGCGTTGGTGGCGGCTTGGTCGCCGGGGGCGGTGTTGATCCGTTCGGGTTCAGCCGCCGCCGAGGTTATTGCGGATCTGGAGCGGGCCGGCGTCGAGGTGACGACGGTGAATCGGCCGGAGGTTGCCCAGGGGTGCGGCGGATTTCTGTCGGCGGCGCTGGACGGGAAGTTGTCGCATTGCGGTCAGCAGCTGCTCGCGGACGCGGCGTCGATGGCGATGAAGAAAGAACTGCCGGGTGGCGGGTTCGTCTGGCAGTTGGTCGACGAGGTCTCTTATCCGGCGTTGATCGGGGCGAGTGTCGCGCACTGGGCGCTGGCGAAGTTCGGTGCTAAGCCGCGGCGCCGTTCGGCGTCGCCGCGGGGTGGCGCTGATCCTGCTGCGCGGTCGTCGCGTCGGCGTTCTGATTCCAACGTGATGGATATGGCGTTCTGACCGGATTCCTGGAAGGGGGGCGGTTCGATGGCGAAGGCCAAGACTGATGTCGCCGCCCCGAAGGGCCAGAAGGGCTATACGACTGCCCCGGTGTTGGCCGGTTACGGTGCGCCGTCGGAGTTGCATGAGGACAACCCGGATTTGTTGTGGCCGAATTCGGTTCGGACGTATACGCAGATGCGGCGCGGGGATTCTCGGGTGTCGTCGGTGTTCCGGGCGGTGGGGTTGCCGGTGCGGCGTACGCCGTGGCGGATCGATCCGAATGGCGCGAGTGATGAGGTGACGGAGTTCGTCGCCGCGGAGCTTGGGTTGCCGATCGTGTCGGAGGATGCGGAGACCGCTGGTCGGCGTAACGGGCAGCGGCTCAAGGGCCGGTTCTCGTGGGCGAAGCATCTGCAGCAGGCGCTGTTGCATTTGCAGTACGGGCATTCGGTGTTCGAGCGGACGTATCGGTTGGGTGCTGACGGGCGGGCGCATCTGGATCGGGTGTCGCCGCGGCCGGCGGCGACGATCGCGTTCTGGAACGTCGGTGCGGACGGCGAAGTTCGTTCGATTCAGCAGTGGCCTGCGGGCTCGTTCTTGAGTACCGGGATTCTGCGCGGGTCGGCGGCGATGCCGGTGGCGCTGTTGGGTGTCGGCCAGATCGATGCGGAGGCGCTGGTGATCTACCAGCATGAGCCGGATCCTGGTGTGCCGTACGGGAATAGCTTGTTGCGGCCGGCGTACAAGCATTGGGTTCTGAAGGACCGGGCGATGCGGATTCAGATCGCCGCGTTGGGCCGGTATGGGATCGGTGTTCCGGGGTTCACGGCCAGTGAGGATGAGTCTGAGGACCAGGAGCGTCTCGACGAATATCGGGCGCTGGCGATGGATTACGCCGGTGGGGAGAACTCGGGGTTCGCGATCCCGGCCGGGGCTGCGTTCAAGATTTACGGGCCGGATGGCACGCCCCCGGACTTCATGCACCCGATTGACTTCCACGATCGGGCGATCGGTTTGGCGGCGCTGGCCAACTTCTTGAACCTCGACGGTAAGGGCGGCAGCTACGCGCTGGCCAACGTGTTGTCGACGACGTTCACCGATTCGGTGCAGACGGTGGCCGAAGATGTGCGCGACGAGGCGCAGGCGGACATCGTCGAGGACTTGGTGACCGCGAACTGGGGGTTGGACGAGGCGTGTCCGCGGCTGGTGTTCGACGAGATCGGTTCGCGGCAGGACGCGGCGGCGTCGTCGTTGGCGTTGTTGGCTGCGGCCGGGTTGATCAAACCGGATCCGGAGTTGGAGGCGGCGATTCGGCAGCATGCCGGTCTGCCTGCCCCGGACCCTGACCAGTCGGTTGTTGAGGCCGACACCAATAGCAGTGGCGGTGGTGCTCCGCAGGCGCGCGCGCGTGCCCGGGGGCGTAGTCCGAAGGATCGCCGTAAGACCCCTGAGGGAGCGATGCCGTTGTGGTAGAGACCATTTCGGCTGCCTTGGCTCGTGCCGAGGCGGCGGCTAAGCGTCTGCAGGATGCCGGTGTTCGGCATCGTTCGGCCCGTAACGGTGATAAGCCCAGCGGCCCGTGGTTCCAGTTCAAGAACCTGGACGCTGTGGCGGACGGTGAGACGGTCGCCCAGGTCGACATTTACGACGAGATCGACTGGTTGTGGGGTGTCACGTCCCGCGATTTCCGTAACCAGCTCAAGGCGTTGCCGGCGTCGGTGACCACGATCGACTTGCACGTCAACTCGCCGGGCGGCGACGTGTACGAGGCAATCGCGATCATGAACTGCCTTCGCCAGCACGACGCTCAGGTGATCACCACGGTGGACGGTTATGCGGCGTCGTCGGCGGGGTTCATCGCGGTCGGCGCCAGCGACAAGCTGATCGTCGCCGAAAACGCCGAGGTAATGGCCCATTTGCCGTGGGCGATCATGGTCGGCGACGCAGCCGATATGCGCAAGATGGCCGACGACCTGGAGCGCATCGGGAAGAACATCGCGTCGATCTTCGTGGCCCGTGCCGGCGGAACGCTCGACGAGTGGATGGACATCCTCACCGCTGAGACGTGGTGGTCGGCGCAGGAAGCGGTCGACGCCGGTATCGCCGACGAGGTGTTGGCCGCACCGAAGCATGACAGCGACACGGCGAAGAACCGTTTCGACTTGTCGGTGTTCAAGAACGCTGGGCGCTCTCAAGCGCCGCCGCCGGCGCGCCCGCAGGCGCGCACCCAGACCCCTCCGGGCGGACCGTCCGAGGTCGAGAAAGGAAAGGAGCCCCCCGTGGCCCTGAGTGAAAGCGCGCTCCAGAAGCTCGGCCTTAACGCCGATGCCGACGATGACGCGATCAATGCGGCGATCGACGCGCTGCCCGACGCCGGTGAGCCGGCCGAGCCGACCGCTGACGAGGTGGTCAAGGTAGCCGCCAAGTTCGGACTCACGGTGGTCGACCAGACCGCCTACACGCAGCTGCAGGCGCAGGCGGCTGACGGTGCCGCTGCACGAGCCCAGCAGCTGAAGGATCAGGACGACGCGACCATCCGCAACGCGCTGGCATCCGGGCGGATCACCCCGGCCAGCGCGGACACCTGGCGTACGTCGCTGGCCGCCAACCGTGAGAGCACGACGGCGTTGCTGGCGACGCTGCCGGAGAACAAGGCGCTGCCGATGCAGGCCGTTGGGCATGGCGTTGGCGTCGAGGGCGCCCCTGTGGACGCCGAACTGGCCTCGGTGTTCGCCGCGGTCACCGGTCAGACCTTCGGAAAGGACGCCTGAGATGGCTGAGCACACCCCCCACTACCTGCCGGCGGATCGTCTGCCGTCCACCACGTCTGCGGATGTGACTGGCGGCCAGGTGGTTGTCGTGTCGGGCAACAACACGGTCGCGCCGATCGCCGCGCCGAATGAGGCGTGGCTGGGTGTTGCCGCCCACGACGCCGCCAGCGGCAAGGCGTTGGTCGTCTACACCGAAGGCGTGCATCTTGTGCCCGCCTCCGGGTCGATCTCAGCGGGCAAGCCGGTCATCGGTGCTACGGGCGGCGCTGTCGCTGCGTTCGCCAATGGCACCGACGAGCCCGAGGAGATCATCGGCACCGCTCTCTCGGCGGCGGCCAGCTCCAAGGTTCTCATCAAGCTGGGTCGCTGAGGCCCAGGAACCCCATCAGAAGAAAGTAGGGCACCATGCCTCAGTACCCCTCCGCGGCGCCGACCCTGAGTGGCGACGTCCTGTCGATCAACCGGTTCCTCAAGGACACCCCGTGGGTTGCGCGCGCACTGCGCACCGTCGGCGACGAGCAGTTCGTCTCCGACAAGCTGCTCACCGGCCAGTTCTGGACGGAGTCCGGTTCGATCGGCTACGAGCAGAACGAGTCGATCTACGCCGACCGTGCACCCAAGGCTGTTCCGCCCGGTGGCGAGTACCCGATCACTCCGATCAGCACCGGCCCGGCATCGACGGCGAACGTCGTCAAGTGGGGCAACGATGCCCTGCTGACCGACGAGCTGATCAGCCGTCAGCGCTACAACGTCGTCGAGCGGGCTTTCCGCAAGCTGATGAACTCCCACATCCAGACCATCGATTCGGTGGCACTCTCGGCGATCGTCTCGGCGATCACCCAGAACACCGACGCGATCGCCTCGTGGAAGACCGGCGGCGGCACGTCGAAGATTCTGCGGGACGTGATGCGTGCGGTCACGAACATCATCAACCTCAAGCAGGGCTACATGCCTAACGCGGTGTTCGTCGAGCCTGCAGTGTTCGCCAACGTCGTGTCCGACGACGACCTGATGAAGCTGCTGCCCAAGGAGTTCCCGGGTGTGCAGTCGACGCCGGTCGTGCAAGGCCTCAACGGTTCGCTGAGTCGCCAGATCGGTGGCCTGACGTGGATCACTAGCCCGAACTCGCCGGTGTCTGGCAAGGCAGTGGTGATCGACACCAAGGTGTTCGGTGGGTTCACCGACGAGCGGCTGAATTCGCCGGACTATGTGCAGACCGAAAACGGTCTGCAGGTGCAGAGCATCCGTGACAAGGACGTGGACGGCTGGCGGATTCGCGCCCGCCGCATCACTGTTCCGGTGGTGTTGGAGCCCGGCGCGGGCTGGCTCGTCAACGGGGTGAACGCGTGAGCTTCACCGTGACTGCCCCTCTGGTCCTGGCCCGGGACCATGAGGGGAAAGTTCACCACTGCTATGAGGGCGCGGTCATCAACTGGCTGTCGGACGAGCAGCGGGATCACCTGCTGGGTCTCGGCTTCATCCGTGCGAACGGCGAAGCCGCCCCCACCGACGACGACAGCGCGGGTGGAGATGGCGATAAGCCGGCGGCCACCGCGAACAAGCCGGTCCTGATCGCTTGGCTGGTCTCGAACGCCGTCAAGGAAGACGGCAGCGACTACACCGTCGGCGAGCTGACTGGCCTGAACAAGGCGCAGCTCTGGGAGCTGATCGAAGCGGTGGAGTGAGATGAGCTACTACACCGTGGTGCGGCCGTGCGTGGTCGGACAGCTGCACTACACATCGGTTCCGGTTCAGCCGATCGAGGTCGCTGATGAG